GCGCCATCTCCCGCTTGAGTAGTATTGATAATGAATGCAGATGAACCATAAAATATATTGAATGGGTCTAACGAAGTTGCACCAGAGCCAACAGGTGTCCACAACACACTACCAGAACTTACTAAGTTTTCTATACCCTCTTCCATCAACAATTCGTCTTGATCGTCATTTATTACTAATAATCCACCGTGATCAAAGGAACCACCACTCAATGAAAAGAAACTATATTCTCCAGAAGATGATTTTATTTGTGAACCTTGAACTAATGTTCTTTCTTCGGAAAAGTCAATAGCAGCTCTAAAGTTTTGTGGTGTGCCATTATGACTATATGCTGTAGAGTCTACGATACTATCTTTTACATCAGCAAACAAATCGGTTGCTGATAGTGTTTCAAGTCTCCAAGACGCAGCAAGATAATCACCACTTGGTGCAAACTGATTTTTTACTGCATCGACAATACCCGCACCAGACCCATCTTGACTATTAAAGTCTTCTGGTGATAAACCGATATTACCTAAACCACCGATGCCTTTAATAGAAGTAGTTGTTCCAGAGTTTAACCACATTCTCATTTCATCTAACTTGCCGTCAAAACTTATACTTCTGTCAAATGAAAAAGTAAGAGAACCAGCGGTTGTTGGAAAAGGATCAGTATCTCTGGCATTATCCATACAATCATCACCCGTTTGATATTTACTCAAATCTCCATTGATGTATATTTTGAAAACGTGTTTTGGTGATGGTGTAAAAAACGGATTCTCGTTTTCTCCCGTTACAGTATGTTCACACCATATGTGTGTCCAAGTATCAAAAGGTATATTACACGCAGAAGTTACTGAATAGGCAAAGGAATCGCCTGTTGCAAACATAAAGTTTAGAAAGTATGCTGATGCTGTACCTTGTTTAGTAGATGCATCAGAATCAAAAGCTGATGCAGCTGCAATAGTTCTTACAGCGTATGTTCCATCAAAACCAGTTGTTGATGATGCTGAGTTTCTTTGAACAGTTATTTCAAATATTTCACTATTGTCACTATCCGCTGTAAGTGACGGATCAATCTTTACCCAAGCATCAAAGGCAACATTATTAGCTGTTGCTCCGTGTTTTACCGTATTTGTTCCAATACCTTCCAACAATATTTCTGTTCCAAGACCTTGAGTAGTTGGTAAAACAATGAAGTCATCAACACCGTCAAACTCTATTGACCTTAGTGAACCAGTAAGGTGTCCATCAAGATTTTCGGCTGTTTGAGCTAAGTTAGGCAATCCACGCGTTGGTGTATCATCTAAACTCAAAGTTTCTGGATCGGGTATTAGTCTTGAATCTATAGATTGAAATAGACCCGATGCGGCTGCTGGTGTTATTTTAAACATCTATACTTACCTTAAAAGTTAATGGTAGATCAGTTGGTTTCTTCATCGGTTTAGTCAACTTGGCGACAGCTAGTAAGTTACATTCGTCATCATACAAACCAACAGAAGTTATGTACGGTGAAAAGTCTGTGGCAGAAGATACCAAACTTGATAATATTTTTGCTTGATCTGTATTTGCTGTTATTGTAGAATGTACAAGTATGTTATTAAATGATTGTCTTATTTCTCCCGCAGCAACCGTTTCACTACTGATTGCATTTTGCATGTAGATAGTCGGGTTGAAAGTAAAAGCCATTTCATTTGGAGCACATTTACAAAAAACATTTAGCGTCGTGTTTAATACTTTTGTTCTATACTTTACTGATGTGACAGATGTAGCAATCTCTCTGAGATTAGAGGCGGTAACGACAAACATACCATCATCGGGTAACGATACACCCACACTAGTGTTATCTGACTTCCTAACAAATGCACCAGAACCAGAGTCAAAATAGTCACCCCTGACATCTGTTCCACCAAAAGTAGTTCCCGTCACAGTTGCCGTAAGACTGCCTGGTTCTATACAAACATCATACGTCTTCTTTCTTAGGGTAATCACGCCGATGTCTCTGGCGTCCGTCTGAGACTCTAATTGACCCGTTGACGTTGCTGTTAGTGTGCTAAGAAAACCTCTTTGATTCAATAACCCTCCAACGACAAAGAAAAATGCTGATGATGAACCAGTAACACTAGCAGTAAATGCAGATATGGTTTCACCATGACCAACCATATGGTCAGCAGCGCCAGGCGTTGCATTGTGCATACCACTGATAGTTCTTAAATTTGTTGTCTCCCAATTATTTATAAACTGATCTTGTGGTAACACCGAAACATAAGCACTTTGTATGTTTGGGTGTACAGGAACAGGAACTCTTGGGCCGCCTGTCAAAGAGCCGTTTAAAAACTGTTGTTCTAAGTCTGTATAAATGTTAGGCATTATAGTTCCTAAAAGTCAAGTTTTACTTGTGTCGTTAGATTTATTGCATCATCTTTTCTTACAGGTTGTGCTAATTTAGCAACAGCCAATAAATCATTTTGATGATTGTAAAGACCCACAGTTGTTATAAATGTTGTTGGTACATCAAATACAGGTTCGTTATTTTCTGGATTATAACCAGATGGATTACCAGCAAAATTCATTTCTTCACCAGATGCAGTAGCATCTAATATTAATCTTCCTCTAAAAGTATTTGCCCCAAACACGTTTCTTTCAATGTTTATAGAGGTGTTTAAGTTTCCAGTAACAGCAAAACCAAAGTCACCAGTTGTGCCTGATGTTGGGTTGGTAAACTCAAACTTTGCATTGGGATCATCACCATCTATAGTTGCTAAACCTAAATCGTAATAAACCAAACCTATTCTATGACTACTACCATCAATACCGTTTCTAAGTAAACGACCTTGATTTAATCTGTTGTTTACAGGATTTATAGCTGATGGTTGGTCAAAGTATAAAAATGTTCTTGGGACATCAACCATTTGTGCGTCTGTTATGGCGTTTCCAGTAATACCCAATGTTGTATCTCTTACGTCATACAATTTTACTTTAGCGTTACCCACAGTAGTTCCAGTATTAGATGACAAGTTTCCAGTATCACCAGCCAATTTCTGAGCATCTCCACCAGTAAGTCCACCACAAATGTCTACACCTGTAACACCGTTCAAATTATTAAAATACCACCATGATACTATTTTAGCTGCAGAAGTACTGGTAAGTGTGCCGTGTTTAAAGTTAGTAAAACTAAGGGCTAATGAGCCGCTACCAGAATAAGTCGTAGGTGCTGCCTTGGTTATTAGTTGTCCGACATTTGTATTGAAACCTGTTGTTCCATCTACTAGTCTTTGATTCCACACTCTAAGATGTTGTATTTGTCCATCATATAAACCACCAAGTCTTGCATCAAAAGTAGAGGCAAGTTCTCCATGATCGCCCTTTCTATCACCATCTGCTCTATTGTAGTTTGATGCACCAATATAAACATTGTTACCCGAAGGGCCTGGATCAACAACAGTTGATGCGTGTAAAGGAGTTGTCTTTATGGGTATTCTATTTTCAACCATATTTGCTTGAACTGTTGGGCCACCTGCACCATCAGAGCCTGCAAGTCTTGGTGACACTTGTTCTTTATTTTGTAGTTTGAATCCATCAATATAACCCATTACAATACCAGCACCTCTTTCTGGTGCTTGTCTTGGTTCTGATGTGTTATCGTTTACTTCAAATATATCCCAAGTAACCACAATGTGATGAAAATTTCCATCAAAAATATTTATACCTACATCATTAGGAACAAACAAACCAGATGTTTGAACATTTAGTTTTGCAAAGTCTTGAACAAAATCTTCTGCACCAGTTACTGATCTAATAGAAAATCTAAAAGCCGGAAATCTACCATCTGCAGATTGTGTTAGTTCCAACTTCATAAAATTGTCTTTTGTAAAGTTTGCTTGTGTGCTTGCTAGTCTTCTAAAATAAATTGTAGAATCTGTTTGATAAGGTCTTATAATAGCCTCAATAGTACAAGCATTTTTTATGGTGTCTAAATTATTACCAGCAGTATATCCTTGACCATTTCTTACAGCAAAGGCATTACCTAATGCAGCAGAAACGGGAACACCAAAGAACGATCTTCTTGAAGTTCCCTCAGCACCACCAAAAGGATTTTTTATATCAAGTGCAGTTGTGTATCCAGAAACATTGGGTGTCTCAGAACCAAATATTCCAGAGGCAATAGTTGTGTATCCTGTATTAGCTGATGCTCCATCAATAGCTGCTGTAAGACTAGTATTAGAATTATTCATTTCTAAACGAAAACTTGTTTCATCTATAGATGTTTTGAATAAATCTTTTCTTAGGTTTATTTGTCTTGTTACAGAAGTTTCAAAACCAGCAGATGAAGAACTTCTTAGTGCAGAAGTGGATTGACCACCTTCTAATAAATCAATATCGTTTCTATAAAGATACCCTTGATCAAATCTAAAAATGTCTTGGTGTGATTCAACAGACCCTGCATTACTAGCGCTAATAAACCTTTGATCAGCGGAACTAATAAAAGACCCGTCTGTTAAACGACCAGTTAGTGATGATTGTCCAAACAAAACAGTATTATCAAAGGCCCACCTGTATTGAACCTCTCTACTTTGGGCAGTCTTGAATGATACATTATCAACCAAGTCAAAAAAGTTTATTTTACCTAACGACCTTATACCTGTAAAAACATGTACATGAGAGGCACATGGACTATCTTCACTAATAGAGATAGTTGTCCTCTCGTTTGTCGGAAAGGGTTGGATTTCAAATTCGTTAAATGCTTTATACATGGCATCTTTTAGTATTGAAGTCTAATAGAAAATGTTTTCTCTGTGCTAAAGTCCTTCTTTACTGGTGGCGAAATTTTTGCCACGGCCATAAGATCATTATCCTCGTTATAAAGACCAACAGTTGTTATAAAGGTTGATGGGTTGCCAGTTAGATTTGATGATATAGAACCTAAACTAGCATTTTGAATTGCTGTTGGATTATTAGTATAATTAAATTGTCTATTAAAAGCTCTTGTAAAGAAAAGACTTCTTTTTATTAGGTTTAGACTTACAAAGCTAACCTCATTTATTGCAACAGTTCCGGCAGTTGCTCCCGTTCCAAAAACAAAACCAGAGCTTGAGTCTACAAGAAAGTTTGTGTTACGTGTACTGTCACCACCATGAAATATCATCGTCCCTGTATCATAGAAAACAGTACCAACTACATTTGTGGGTTGGGCCTTTTCTACTAAGTCACCCTTTCTACCGATATTGGCAGAAATAGATTGTTCTGGTTGATCAATTATAATACGATCAGTAATTGCACCAAAACTAAATTTAGCAGTAACACTACCAGAAAGTATGGCATCGTCTGTTGTCGTTCTACCTATAGTAACAACTCTTGCAATACCAGTCGTAGACACATTATTTTGTGCCACTGGAACCACATTTGCAGCAGAGGATGAAAAATAGTAGTTGGAAATAGATCGAAACGCCGAAGATAATGGAGTGCTAGTTGTAGTGCCCTTTGCGTTTACTAAAAAACCAGTAGAAGTAGATTCCATAACAAACGCGTTTAAGCTTCTTTCACTAGCTGCCGTAGCTGATGTTATTTGAAAGTTTGTCTTTGAGACAATACCGGCTGTAGTAACATCTTGTTCTAAATCAAAATTTATTAAAGACATAGTTTATCCCTTAGACAGTAGCACCAGAGGCACTAACATTAACAGTTACTTCTTTTCTTGCACCACTATTAATACCTGTTACATCAATAATAGTTGTGCCGTCTTTACCACCTGCGAGTGCGCCTGTTTGTATAACAAAAGCGCCAACACCATTTTCATCTGGAATAGAAGTAGTATTTTGTAAACGAGCAATATCTAAATCCCTTGAGGTCGCTGCATATCCTTGTGGATCTTGACCATTATCAGTAGCTACAGTAATCTGTAAATCTGAGCCAAAATCTACTGTAGCGGTTGTTGGTGTAATATTGAGAGTTGATATCTTAAGAGTGCCTTCTGGTAGTGTTACTAGTCTATACAGAAGGGCCACATTTTCGTTAGATACAGGCTCTAATACAGGTAGATTAAGTATGTCTGAATCTTGGTCTGTTGCTCTTGTGGCATCGAAAAGCTGATAATTTACTTCATCGTCACCGAAAGCAAATTTGGTAATTTGAAATGAGCCATCATTTTTAGCTAATAATTCTCTACCCTTTCTGGTGAGAATAGCGTCAATGACCGCGGTAGTGGAATCAAGAAAAGCCATAATAATTTCCTTTTATTTTATATTAATACATTTTTGAGTCAAAATAAATATAACACCAAATTAACTTTATACCGTAGATTCTACTTCGGTTTTAGGTTGCTTTGGCGTCTTAGCTGTTTTTTGTCTTTTTGTCGGAGTAACCTTTTCTTCTGTCTTTGACTTTGTTACTGTTCTTTTTGGTGCTTGCAATTTGGTTACTGTAAATTTTTGATCTTCATAACAAACAACCGTTACATCTCTTGTTTGTGCTTTTTTTATTCTATCAATAAAAATATTAGATGGAATATCTCTATGTACATAAATAAAATCAAAATCGTTGGTAAAATGTTTATCAAATAATTCTACTAAATCTGGCCCTGTATATCTATCAATAAAATTCATAGAGTTTATTCTTTTATGGTCATCAATATCGGGACTTACAAATTGATCATAGTCAATAGTGGTTACATCATTAATATACCCACCTAATAAAAGTGTAACATATCCGGCATATGTTCCTACTTCAAAGGCTTTACTACACTTTGGTGTTTCCTTTTCTAGCAATCTATCCAACTCTTCTATTTTTTCTTGATCAAGTTGTTTTAAGTTTGAAATAAATTTATAGTTATAACTCATACTATTAACTCCTTATGAAGTAACTTTTTCGCCACCTTGATTTTCAATTTCTCTAATAAGGTTTTGATCTCTTGTAGAATCACTGTTTATAGCAACTCTAACTATTTGTGTATCGTTGTTAAAGAGATTTACTATTCTTATAGGTACTACGCCTAATGAGCCAGAAACTGTATCGTTTACTATATCTTGACCAATTGATCTGCTTGTATTTATCGCAGTCAAGGCCCTTACTACATCTGCTAGTTGTAACTCAAATTCAACTTCTGGCGTTTCTAATGTAGTTGTAAAAGTAGAATCTTTATCTTTTATTAGTCTGCCCTTACCTTGAGATATATTACCAACTGTTGCCTCAAACAAGTTCGTCCCATCAGCAGAAGTTGGAAACTCAAATCTTAAGCCTGGCTGATCAGTTTTAAATGAACGACCCTTTGTTAATAATCTTGCACTGCCCTTTATTATAGAAAGAACATTGCTTGATATTGGTGTAGCGGTTGGTGAAATCAAAACTTTATCTAATGTTACGTCAATAACTGAAACGGCACCAGCTGCGGGTTTTACTCTTACTGGTAAAACTCTTGCTATTCTTGTCGAAGAAAATCTTGGAACATTTGTTGAACTTTCTGTCGTTAAGTTAGGTATAGCTCTTGTTGCCGTAACAGACCTATCAACAAACTCTTGTAATCCATCTCTGTACTTGAAGCCTTGAAAGGTTGCTGTTGTAGCGGCAGAAGATATAAAAGTTGTGTCATTAGCACTGTTACTACCCGCTGTGGAAAAATCTCCACCAGTAAATCTATTACTAATTGTAAAACCAGTAACTGCGTGTTCTATAATAGATGGTGTTTGATTAAATGTTTCTCTACCCTCATCATCAGAAATGTGTCCTAAGTCACCACTAGTTGTAGGTGCACCAACGTAACCAGTAGATGTTGATTCTCTAAAACCAAACTGCCGACGCATTTTATTGCGTTCAAACATGGGGCTTTCTATGTATACACCCTCACCTATGATACTAGTCTTTGCTGGCAAAAACTGTTGTACAAAAGGAAACAATCCACCAAAAGTATCGCTAAAGTTGCCCATACCTTTTATAAATGTGTTTAGGTCAACAAGACTTGATGTGTTTCCACTAGCGCCTGATACACCTGACCCTAAAACTCCGCCACCACTTTTTATAACTTCATTTATCAAGGCATCACCAGTAATACCTGCTTCTGGTGCTAAACCCCACTGACCCGTAATCTTATGCCACTCTTCTTTGAAGGCACCTTCATAACTCTTAGCGAATAAATCCTCTGGATCACCAAGTAGTTCTGATGGTGAAACATTGTGAACAGAGTTTTTGATGGCTCTGTTTACAGCGTTCATTGGGTTCATACTAAAACTAATGTAACCTGTATCACGTATACTATCAGATGGATCGTCTTGTCTTATTCTATCATTGTCAGCAGCAAATCCAACGGGGAAGAATCTGTTTATCTTCTTCATGTTTTGGAATACACGATATCTTTTCTTATCGGGTATAGATTCAAAACCAACTGGTATAGCAGTGTTTGATGCTGTTGTAGAATCAACTATAAAATTAAAGTCACCAGTAAGAATCATATTCTCTTTGAGTTTATAGTGTGCTGATAAACTACCATAGTAAGCTCTGTTATCAACACTGTTGACTATATCTGTACCAGTTGATGATTGAAAAGAAATAGACTCAAAGTTTCTTGTATGTTGTTTTAGGTCTTCATCTTTTAAAGCAACATTCCATTTTCTTACTTGATGTATGTATCCAATAAATCTTGTTGAGCCAGTGCCAGGAAAGTAAGATGGGAACTGAGAATAACTTACTCCACCTATTGACATTGCTGCACCAACACCACCACTTGAGTCAAAGTTAGCTTTTGATATAGCACTACCACCATTACCGTTAGATGTTATTGCCTTATCCATTATAACGATGTCATTACCACCTGTAGGTGACGCGGACAATGCCATAGCGTATACACTTAGTGTATCACCAGAACGGCTTACAGCTACGTTTAGGAAGTTATCAGCACTACCACTACCTCTAACAAAACTAGATAAAGATGTAAGATCAGTTTGTGCTGATAGTGAAGCAGTAACATTTGATTTAAATGCAACCTGTCCACTAGCGTTCATCTCTATTCTGTAAAGTGGGTGAACAAATAATGTATAACCAGATGAACCAAGACTTGCACCTGTAGCAGACACTCTCATCTGTAAAGTAAAATTATTGTTTGCAGGCATATCAAAAACTCTTGCTGAACCAGTAGCTGCAGCAGTTGTTTGAACATATGTAGAACCAGTAGCAAACAATACTGGTGTATCAACTTCTTCTATTTCTCTTATTTCAGTTGGTCTATGAAAAACTGAGTATTCATTTGTTTTGAGAAAGTTTGAATCTACACCATATATTCTACCTATCGCCTCTAATGTTTCTCTTGTTCCCTTTGTTTTTAAGAGGTGCATAATATTATTTAGAATACGATTTTGAATCTCATAATTTATTGATTGAGTAGTAAAACCCCCACTGCTTGAGTTGACTAAACTTTTTTCAAAACTGCTCCTCTTAGCGTTTTCAAAAACATTTACACCAAATTGTCTTAAAAAAGTAGGTATAAATTTATTAGGGACTCTATTTACTTTGCCGTAATCAATAACTTTTGAAAATGGTATTTGATTAGCAAAAGACTTAATTTCATCTAACTCATCTCCAAAACCTGCTAACAATCTTTTGAGAACATCACTACTATCTTCACGGAATAAGACTTCTGGTAATAAGTTCTCTAATTTTTCTGATCTTGTTATTTGTTCAGAGGCAGTAATAGGATAATGTATTTCCGACTTAAAAGCACCTGTTGATGTTCCTATTATCTCTGTTCCTGTACCGGCCGTTTGATCAATAACATTTAACTCTTCATCTTCATACAATATAGCACGAGCAGACAAAGACTCTATCATTCCTGTTTGACTACCACTAATAGCGTTGACTGCGTTTCTATAAACAGCAATCAGTGGAACGTGCTCCCCATTTTCATTTACTGCAAATACAGTATTGTTCGCATTTGCATTAACATTTCCAGATGAAGATCCTGTAACACCTAATCTATCTAAGACATAAGTAGTAAAACCATCAGCCTCTTTTCTAAACTTATCAACCTCAAATATAGCCTTTGGGCCGACGTTAGCGTTTAATAATACACTGTCAGCTGATAAGCCAGATAGACCGATTGGATACTTATCTATAATTTCTTTTCTAACGGACAGAAACCGTCTTAGGGCGTTCCCGAAGAAAATATGTTGTGAGTAGTCATTATAATCCACCAAAGGTAACACACGGGATTTAGCACCTGTTATAGATAAATCTACGAGTGTTCCGCTAGAGCTGCCTAAACCAGATAGTGAAGCTACTAAACTTTCAAATGTAAAGCCGTCAGCCATTTGTTAATATCCCGCTGTGTAATCAATGTCGTAGATGTCACCACAAGCAAACTGCCATTTCTCTGGATAATCATAGACAAGCGTCTCACCCCTAACATTAAGTTTAAGAACTACCTTGTATCTTAGTCCCTCATATAGTAAGGTATTATCCAAATCAAAAAAGTTTCCTTCTGCATCGTAGGATAGTGCCTGTTCTGGCACTTCTACATCATTTGTCACTAACTCTCTTATCTCAACTGTTCCACTCTTAATAATTGCTGTATTCAAAGCGGTAGATGTACCAGTTAGTGTTTGCCATTGTGTTTGATTGTTCTTTACAAAAACTCTAATTCTTGCTTTAGTTGTTGGGTCATATTGGTCACTTAGGTTTGGTAGAGTTACAACGTGATTAGAAGTAACGTAATTACCATAACCAGAAGTTGGCAATAGACAATCAAAAGAAAATGAATCTGTTCTGTATTCACCAGCAGTTGTCACCGTCCAACTATCAGTGAAAGATGTTGAAGATGATAAACCTAAGTTGATACCCGTTAGGTTTAGGTATCCAGCAGCATTTGTTGCTGAACCTATGTGTACTTTATAAATACCTTTTGAAAATCTTGAAGCGGTAACTGCCATTCCCGAAGCAGCATCCGTCAACATACCCACACCGTTAGCACTAAGGGTGACATGGCCAGGAAATGGACCTGTTCCATTTAGGTCTGTCAACTCGCCATCAATCAAACTATAATAGAATAGGTTTGCTGTCTTAGAGAATAATAAGTTTTCTCTATTGTCTTTTATTGCTCCATCCCACTCTAACTCAAAGTATGGTCTTTTACGAGTGTTTGTTTCTCTACTGTAAAACTTCTTACTATAAAATGCAGTGCCAGATATAGATACAGCCTGTCCAGCAGATAATGCTTCTGGTGCATCTTTGGCTTCATAAGCATCTGTCATACGAATAAGAAATCCATGATCAGCACTACCACCATCTTCAATAGAGGTTCCAGTAGAAAAATTTAGATATGACTTGAAGTAGTCGGTCACATCCATTCGTAAGTCTTCTTCACCTAAGAATGATTGTGTAGCACTATTAGAATCATAAACTCTACTTGCAGCACCTATATATACTGAACCACCAGTTTGTCCATTGTTTATATTCCAAGCATTAGTATTTGTAGCACTCAGAGCGTTAGCAAATCCAGTGTTTGTGTAGTTATCATTATCAAGTCCTCTACCCTCCATCCATGAAGCAGTAAGAGGGAAAGCTACCAAATCAAAGTTTACAGCTTGGTTGTCACTGTGTTTCACATTCTTTAGGTTGATAAAAGCAGAAACACCGCTATCGGTTCTTGGGTCGGGTATTCTACCGTTGTTTACAATATCGGCACTCAAAGAAGAGAGAGAAAACTTTATCAGTATTCTTGCATACTCTTTTCGTTGAGTAACTTCATTTATATTATTCCATATTTCTAATATTGGTGTTTCACCAAAGTTAGATGTTACAGATGCTTCTGTTATCCAAGTGTCTTTATCGGCGTAAGCTCTGGCGATAGACATTATGCTGTTCTCCCTACTATATCAAAGTTTGGAAATTTTAGTTCCCAACAAACATCTTCTGGAAAACATAAAATACCATTTTTAGTATTTGACTTAATATCAAAACTATAACCAGAATAAGTTCTATTATCTTGATTGGTGTTTATATTAGTAAACTTAAATTCAACAACAGACCTAACTTTTTCTAATGCTTGAAGTCTAGCAATGTAGTTAGGAATAACAAGATTAGAACCAAAGTTTGTATTTTCGGCAATAAATATTCTTTTTAGTGAAATAAAACAATCTACTAAGGCATCATTTGAATTAACATCAGCTGATGGAAGAATAGTAAAATCAATACCAATATTACACACCTTACCCTCTGTTATTTTTATAGTGTCAGAAAATGACTTGAAATTTTTCAAGTATGTTTCTATGTTGTTTTTTAATGTGCCCGTCGCTGGGGTCAAAAATCCATTAGCGTTCCTTGCTATGGTAATTAACTCTACACCTAATGCGTTTGCTGGATCTTTTCTTGCATAACTTCTAAAAACTGAACCAAACTCTGGTGGCATAGACAATACTCTTACTTGGTAGTCTTGTAATGTCACAGCTCTATTTTGAGAGTTAAAAAATTGCAATGCATTTTGTTTTATAGATGTTCTATTTTCTGCATCTGAACCACCAGTAGCTTGTTCAACATTTTCAACTATTAGTGATGATAAAATTGTATTAGCCTGAGAGGCAGAAGCCGTAAGAAATGTTGAGTTATTAAAAGAAACTACTCTTGATGAAAATCTATTTAATGTTCTTGGTCCAACATTGGTTTCTGTTCCACCTCCATATCTATATTTTATATCTAAATTAACATCTCTTGGCGCAAAACCTAATCCTTTAGTTTTTAAAAAATTAGACGAATCAACAACAGAAGGCGCAAATCCAGATGGCGCGCCCCTAAGACTTGGTGGTAATACAAAGTCTTCGGGGTTCGGTATTATTTCAGAATCTTCTAAATCTGTTGTTCCGGCACCAAATATTATAGAAGTTTCGCCTTCTGGCCCAACTTCAGTTGTAAACCTATATGGTATTTTTTTGTATTGTAATACATATTGAGCATCAGCGCTACTAGATCCATCGGTATTTAAGAAACCAGTAAAAACACTTCCTTGTGCCAAGTTGTCAACGTGAAAATATTCTTTACCGTCAGAAGAAGTTACAGACATAATTTCTGTTATTTCTCTATCAGGCATAGTTAATTTTAAAAATGGTATTGAATCACCGGCCCTATAAGAAAATGTTCTCGTTGATCCAGCAATAGCAGATACACTTGTTATAGAGTATTGTGTTTGTGTAGGGCTTAATTGTTCCGTAACTCTATTTTCCGGCCTTGAAAAGTCTGCATCTACCAATGTTTCAAATTGCACTGACGGTTCAAAATTAGTTACTACTTTTGTTCCCTTCTTTAAGGTAAACATTGAGTTGGCGGAAGTTGAGTTAGTAAATATTGCACTTATAGATAAGTTTACAACAGCTGGCCGAGAAAACTTTGGTTGATATCCTAAATTTTGAGCAAGAGAAAAAATATTTTTATCCTCAACAGCTCTTTCTATAAAGCCCTCATTAACCTGTCTGTCTATATAAAAAGACATTGAGTCACCAATGTAGGCTAACAATTCTATAATAGCCATACCACCAGATGCCTCATTAAAATCTTGAAAATCATTTGGAAAATATCTTTTCAGATAATCCATTAAGTCTGATTTTATAGAATCAAAATCTTTTGATAAATAATTGACATCAGCAATCTGTCTTGTGCTCTGTCTTGTTGATTGATAATTCATTTATGCTCTCTATGTTGGTGCGTTTTGAAATGGTAATTGAATAGAGTCCGTAATACCAGCAGCATTTAATAGTGTGTAAGTCATGTTTACTAAAATATCATTTTCATTTATGTTTGTTCCGATAGGTGGGTTGTCTGTTGTAAAAATTTCTATGCTATCCATTCTTACGAAAGGCATCCAGCTTTCAAGAGCGTCTCGTATTTCAGCTCCTATTCTCGCTTCCATTTCATTCTTTTTTATCGGCTCAAACAATTCACCCAGTAATATTGGTATATTTGTCCCTATTGTTGGATTAATGACCCTCTCACCCTTCTTGGTTAGTAAAAGTATTTTTATATCCTCTCTTACCGCATCTAATGTTGTGTTGTTCATTTCAAAGAAACCCTTACGAAAAGCTCGTAATGGAAATTTTAAATTAACACCCATATCATTTCTCTTAGTTTAAAAAATTTCTGTTACTTAAGTGTTGTGATAAACTATTTGTTAGACTAAGGAATCTATTTCTAATTTTATCAAATTTAACTTTTAATGAATTTATATTGTTTTGTACATCAGTAGTTTTTGAATCAGTTTCTATTGGCACTGTCATACGGGGATTACTAGAACCACCTATGTTTATATCATCAAATTTTATTGTTCTCCTAAAAGTTCTAGTTTTATAGCCTAAATTAATTGTTCTATCAGGCATCGGGACAGTTATAAACTTTGATGGTATGGTTATTGTAGTTCCAGGCGCTCCTCTTGCTACTAACACACGTTCGGTTTTTGGTCCAACAGGAGTTCTAATTGTTCTAGTCTCATAAACATTACCACTGCCAGGCACTCTTACATTTTTTGCAGGGACAAAAATCCTTCTTGGTCGTTGAGGTTCAGTTCTAAAACCTAAATTAATAGTTTGTTTATCTACTATTGTTTTGTCAGGAATGTTAATGTTTATTTCTGGTATTGCATGCTCGTGATCAATGTAAGAATTAAACAATTCTTGTACTACATCAAGTATACTTTGTGTTGTCTGAACAAACCCCCTCATCATTGTATCTTGTTTTTTAAAATATTCATTTAGTCTATCACCTAAAACCATTTTATGCATTGTGCTTTCAGAGTCCTTTGTTGTTGATATGTTGTAAATTTCTTCCGCTATATTAACTATGAAATCTCTTCTTATGTCGGACTCGTCAGCTTCTTCAGTATTTTTTGTTAAAAAAGGTGATATGTCTGTCGGCCTTGCATCTGAAAAATGAACCGTTTTTGTTTTTGTTGACCCAACCGTTCCTCTTGGGTTTCTTTGATATGGTCTATTTTCTAAAATACCCATTTCTAAAAGGCCTGGCTTATTAGAATATATTGGTAAAAATGTATTTCTTATATAAGATCCACTTCTACCTTGTATTAATACATCACCAAGACTTAATGGCAATTGGAAAACTTTTTTACTTGACTTTGATGAAGGTTGTCTTGATTGACCATTTACTTTTTTAACATCAAATCGCATACCATATCTTGTTATGGAATCTGGATTTCTCTTTTCGTTTTGTTCATTAGTTAATTTAGTGCTAACCACATCAGTATCATTAACTCTACCCATCCAAAAACCTTTTGAGTTGTTTAGTGTTGTCTCCCTTACTACAAATACTTGTTCACCAACCTCTGGAACTGCAACTATAACATTAGGCAGAAAGGGTGGATACCAACGGGGCGGTTCGTTTTCTGGACTATCACTACTAACATCTTCTCCTATAATTCTTGCGTTTATAGAAAATTGTGGAAGATTAGCGCTACCTTGTGGATGCACATCAGTGCCTAATTTTACACTTATTACAATTGCTCTATTCAGAATGAATAGTTCTGGCTTTTTCCACCCAAGAGCGTTTGCATATAAATCATCTTCATAACTACCCGATGCAAACAAATTCTCCATTGTTGGTCTATTCATTTTCTTTTTCCACTGGCTTTATTTTTATATTTCTTTTTTTTAATTCTGACTCTATTTCATGTAGATCATTTCTAACGCCTATATATTTTTTTCTTAAAAAATCCATAATTGTTATTTGATCTTCGTAAACCTGCAAACCATCTACATATAATTTACCAATTTCTTCGTCAGATAGTTTTGAAAAATCAATTAATGAAGTCATCTTTTAAAACCACATAACTTGTTTTTATCTTTTTTATAGACTTTGTTATCTTCCTACTTGGAAGATCAGTTGCTTCTCTTACATACATATACAATTGTTTCTTATTATAAATATTTAGCTTGTGATAGTTTTTGAGTATTTCGTTGATAATATTTAGAACTGCTCTATCATCTTTGTTCATGGTTTCATCAACCATCAAGTCATCAAAGTGTTCTATAACAACACCAATGAAGGCAACATCTTCTTCTTCTTTGTTACCATCATGGTAACCTTCCATACTTTTATCGTAAATAATAGTGTCTTCGTTTTCACTATCAACAAACACTTGGCGTTTAGCTAAGTTAGCTTGTTGTATTAACCAATTTTTTACAATCATTCCAAAGTATGAAAATGATTTCTTACCACTAGTATGATCAAATTTGTGGATTTTTTCATAGAGGTGGGCCATTGCTTCGTGCTCAATGTGTCGATAGTCAGACAAGATTTTATTGAAATTGTATGTGTAGTAAATGTTTTCTATTAGCTTTTTGAAAGCTGGATAAATTATATCTTTATAAACCTTGTGCCTATCGTGCACACTTATGTCACTATTAAAATAAACAATGGCCTGTTCTTGGTCAGCGCCCCAATATTTCATAGTATACCTTTCATTTACATTTACACAATATTTTAATAATAATGTTGTTTTTTCTATACTTTAATTATTTCTGTTATCCAATCTTGTTGCTTCAAGAACAATTTCTTGAAAATTTATAGGATCTATTGTAGCGTCACCTTTATTGCCATAATCTAGTCTCATACTCTTATTTATTTCAGCAAGTCTTTCAAAACTACCAACACCCCTATAAGCCAAAGGATTCCTTTCCGGCCTATTTTCAGTATATTCTACTAATTTACACTCTATCGTTGTTGTAAAAGTCGTTGGGGTAACACTCTCATTTACACTACTTATTACATATAGACCTTCAACACCACTTAACAAACCTTTCAAATAAATGTAGTTGAAAACATTAAGGTTTGTCGTGCCATGGATAGTCAAAGTTACAGTGCGTAAATAAGTGTTAAGTATGTTGCCATAAAAACGACTACCAGCAAATCTTTGATTTTCCTGTAAATTAGTAGTGTTTGTTGTTGCTTCGTTTAAACCATTGAAGTATTCATTTTGTAATGCTGTAATTTTTGAATAAAGAGCAACATCTTGAGACATAAGGTCTTCTATAAAACCTTGTGCAGCTTTTCTTATTATTGGATCAGATTGATTTGTTAAAATTTCTGTAAGGTTATTTTGACCCGCTTCTGTTACTTTACCAAAAGTAGAACTTTTAGGATCACTATCTATTATTTGTAACTCTTTCAAAACTTCTTTACCACCAACTGGACCTTTATTAATTATATCTACTATGTCATTAAGTAAACCACTGGACTCTAATTTTCCACTTATTACATTACCTATGTCTACTGAAACACCACCCATTACAGTTGGTAATCTAAAAGTAGCAAACGCGTTTGCATCTATTTTAGAGGACATTTGAAAGTTCTCCACAAGAGAATCACCTGTACCAAAATTACAAACCATAACTAAGTTTGATTTTAAATAATCTCCTTCACCCGTTCTTGCAGCATTGCCTCTTGTCACTGATCTTCTAAATGAATCAGCGCCAATGTCACCACTGCTGGTAAGTTTAGATACTTCTATTTCACTAAAAACTTCTTGTATTACTCCATCTTCGTTTATTGCATTAACAAAAATTTCTATGTAAGATGAGTCTAAACTATTTGGCCTCATTGATAACATAAGCTGAGGCATGGCATCAGAAGCAGCAGAAAGTAATTTTTTTAACATGCTATGAGTTGGTGCACCACCTTCGGCTGTTAGTATTTGATCAACCGCTCCGATCTCTATAGGTATTTCATAAGTTGTTTTTATTTCTAATGATTTAAAGGCTGAATCAAATTGTAGTGCACTCAATTGATTGAGTAAAGATGTTGCATTTTCTTTCACTCTGTTAAATAAAGGCAAATCTTTTTCTGGTACTTCACTTGGTATTCTTAGAAACTGTGATATTGTTGGAAAGGGCCTGCCTGTTCTTATCTCTCCTTGTGACCACTGGGCTGCAAACCCATCATTTCTGATAAAATCAGTAAGAAAGATGCGCGGTTGTGGTACATTCTCAGGCATAAGATAGAAATCTGGGCCTTCTGCAGTTACTTTAGTCAAGAACTCGGATTCGTCTGTATTAAGCATATAACTCTGTACGGCTTGCCGTGTCCCAGCTTGTTTGGCTGGATCTACAGAATATACGCCCGGCCTAATAACAGGCCCATCTTCAACGTCATTAGAATCTCCCATAATAGGAAAAGGTATGGCGAAATAAAATTTTCCCACTTCGTTGGTCGCCTGTCTTCTGACAGTCTCTCCATTATCATTTCCTCCACCGTATATACTCGCTAAAAAATTTTTAAAACCAATCCCGTCTGAAGGTATGCCAGTTTCTATACCAAAAAGATCCCCACTACTTATATAGTCCTCAACTCCAGTATTTTCAAAAGAGAAAGCACCTTGTTCTGCTAAATCTTCTACACGTGCTAACATGTATCTAGAAAAGTCTAGCCCCCAATTAACAGCTTCTTCAAGTATTGCTTCATCGGCAGCCTCTTCTCTCCTAGCAGATTGACCCTGTTCTATGGTATATTGTTCTCTGGTTCCCGAAACTGGGTCACCTCCTAAATTTACTAATTGTTGATTTAGATCGTCCAATTGAGCCTGTAATTCACCTATCTCTCCGCCCTTTCCACTATCAGGCATCGGAATAGTAAAAGCTTTTTCGCCAGTTCTTGTTGGTAACGGCTTATAAAAAAACTTTACTCTACTATTTAATGTTTCACTTAAAGCCTCTAAAACAGAACCCAACCAATAATAAGTTGGCCTCATTATAACATTATATTTTACATTATTTATTTCAACATCAATATTAGCTGTATTACCTAACGATCTTTGGTTAAGCAGTGATGATTGAGGTACATGTTCTTCTACTGCAAGAGCTAATCTTTCGATTAATAATTTGTGTTCTGTTTTAGTTGAACTCTGGCTTAATATTGTTTTTATTTCTGGTATGTGGGCGGATACTCCATCGCCATCTTTACGCATTAATTCTTGAGCTGGTTTGTCTACAAAATCTTGTAAAGGATCAGTTCTATCAGAAATCATAGTATATCCTGTTGTAAAAACGAAAACCTTTCTTGCTACAAAATAATCGTTTTCTCCCTCACCAATCTGAACGGGAGGATCGGACTCCGGCCCATTAATAACTATTTTCATATAATTATTAAGTGCGTTGGCCGAGCCTTCTGCATCGGGTGGATTAGCAAATTTATAAATATTTTCAGTTGTTACTGTATATCCATTTGGTATGTGTATACTTCCGACCAATAGCGGATTTGGTGGTGCTGAGGGATCATCTGGTTGCTCTCTTTTTGTAACCAAATCAACCCTTAACAATGTTTTATTTATCGTATTTGGATCAGTTGAAGATAAAGGAAGATCGGGTGGTGCCGGTATTTCTGGAGCGGTAACTAAAATTGGTAAACTTAAAATTGATGTTTGTTGCATCGTCTGTTTGACATCTTGATTAAGTATTGTTGCCTCAGATGATAAATTAACAAAATTTAGATTTTTTTCATCGTTAAATCTTTCTAATATACGTCTTTGAAGTGGTTGACCAAAATCAGGCATACCTTGTGGAGTAGGTGGTCCTGTAAATTTTGGAACAGCATCAGCTAATGCCGTATCTATTAGTTGACCTTTTGGCATACCTATAACAAAACCTAACAAAGTTTCTTCGTCGGCCTCTGATATTTCATCTTCTACACCGTCTACAATACGATGTTTACCGTTTACTTTATTAACAGTAAAGTTTTTTGGTGGAATAAAGGTAATATCGGGATCTCTTAAAGCATTGTGTAACAATACAGAATTGTAAACGTAGTTTCTTAAATCGCCACCACTCTTATAAGTAAAAGGATCAAAACTATTAAATCTTTTATTAAGTTTATTTTCCTTGCTATCTGCAGCATCTCTATACTCTTTATCACCGAAGATATCATTCTGTTGCCCACCTCCTCTAAACTGAGCTTCTAGCAAGTTACTTATGCCGGACTGGCGTCTTCCGCTTGCACCGTAAAGCTGTATGAGATTAAATTGTATAAAACCCCTTTTTGTTGAATTTTCTGACGCCTCAACAAAACTTCCATCTGATAGCTGGATTAGGCCGTCTTCGTCGATTGCTGATTCAAATTGTCTGTAGGCCTCAAGCACATCGCTTTTTGCAGCGCGCAGAAACTTATTGCCGAGTTTCGCGCCCCATTTACCAGTATCTCGATTCGGCCGAATAGGTTTAATATCAACAAATCGGGGATCTATTTCATCAATTATATAATCAGAAGCGTTTGTAAAATCTCCTAGAACTGGTAAAACAATTCTTGAACCATAGACCTTATTGCCCGAGTTCCACACCGATGTAGCTGGATCTTTAATTTCTCCATAAAGAGCAAAAACATTTCTAACTACCGTTGCTGCGTGCAATACAGCTCTTTCTATTTTTATTTTTATTCTTCTGTATCTTTTAATGCTATATGTTTCTTCTGCGCCTGCAAAAAATGCATCTTGTAAGTCTCCGCCAGAAAAAAGATTTTTATCGTTTAGTTGTGCATAAGCGTTTCTTAATGCCGCTTCTGTTGCGGCAGATGATATAGCCTTTTCTCCATCGGAAAAATCAGCTTGACTCCACGGCACCCCATTAGCAAAAATAAACTTTTGTTTATCTTCTGGTTTTTTACCTCTTGCTCTATTTAATAAATTCTGTGGAACTTCTTTTAGCCCTTTTAACATTGTTGATGATACCATATCTGTAGATATGGCACTCATAAATGCTCCTTGACTGGTAAGAAATCTTAATTTACCTACAAGATGCCCAACATTATCAAACTCAAATGTAAAGTTATATAATTTTATTATAGATGCTGACCAAAAACCGCCGTTTCCTCCACCTATTATAACATCAGCGGGTAACGGATTATTTGGATCTAGTCGTGGAGGATATGAATTAGCATCAAAATCAGTATCTTTAATATTCCATCCATGAAAAAGTAAAAAAGTCGAATTTAATAAGAGTAATTTACTATATTCATATTGTTCATTTACTATTTCTGGATTAGGTAAGGTTAAACTTATGTCATACTTTATATTGTAAGAGCCGGAAGAGGCTCTACTTATTGCTACATCTGATAATCCTGGCTGTCCCTTATAAGACCTTACATCACTACTTGGATCAGTGTAGTCACTGTAAAAATCTGGTTGTGTTTGACTTGCTGTTGACCCTATTTTTGCTACTTTTACAATTTCATCAACGTCTGATGGTATAGGAGGAGGAATAGAAACACCATCATTGTCACTGCTTAAGTCACTAACAAATCTTACAGTTGATACTCTCTTTTTTATACCAGTAAATCTGTTTATGCCACCATTAAAAACAATATCGTCATTATTAAAAACAACATATAAATCGGCAAAAGGAACTAATGAGCTTAGTTTTACATTGTTAGCAGATAGTTTACTATTCCATCCATTTACAATACTTCCATACATAGGATCATTAAGTAATTTATAAGTAGTACTGTTTTTTGATTGTAACAAAGGAGGATCAATTCCATCTATATCATTATCAAAATCGTCTTGACCTTGATCTTCGTGTGGATCAACTTGCCCGTCATCTGGTGAATTGGTGGACCCGTTG